GTAAGCATAATTAAAAATACCTCCAGAATTTCTACGAGTAATTTCTAATACCCCAGGAATAATAATATCTCTATGCTCAGGATTGTCAGGATCACTGCCGCTTGCTTTTATAAAACTTACTTTAGGTCCTACTGAATCTTTTTTAAAATCTAAAGTAAACCCATCTTGAATATTATTTATAACTTCTTGCATACTTGTTTCTACATAAGTATGGTCAGCAATAGTTACAGTTTTACCGTAATGGTCCTTATATTCTAAGTCTCCTGTATTTCTACTTTTGTATAAGTCTATTCCAGCATTAGTCTCATGCTCTCCGTTTTGACTAAGTTTTTTATTAATATTCATGATTATGAGTTTAAAAGTTTTTTCATTTGATTATATGTAAAGAAGTTGTACTCTGTAGTATCATTAGGAATATCTCTAACATCGTAACAGTTAAGTATTTCTAATGCTCTTCTTTTATTTTTTAAATTTTCTAATGCTTCGCAATTAAAAATTCCAAACTGCATTTGAGTTAAATAAGACTGTACACATTGAGCAAAGTCACATTGTGACTGCCATACTAAAGTAATAAAGCATGCAACTTCAGGATTCATATCCTCAGTTATTTCTATGGTAGTAGAACAGCTCATTACGCTAATATTACAACTCTTATATAAAGGTCTATACTTCCCGCAATTCTAGTAATAGTTATTAATCCTGTAGCATTATTTACAGCAACATCAAAACTAGTATTATCTAAAGTCCAAATATCGGAAGGAGTTTCTGCATTATTTGTCCAAATTTGAACATGAAAATCTAATAAAGAAGCAAAAGTCTCTAAACCAAAACATCCTACAGGTAATGCAGAACATCCAAGTAAAACGGATCTAGCAATAGTAACTACCCCGCCTTCTGCCATAAAAAATCTTCTAGTAAATTTATAAGCATTTGTTCCATTAGTTCCATCAGTACCGTCTGTACCATCTGTGCCATCAGTTCCTGGCTCACCTTGAGGACCTGTTAAATCAGGTGAAATATAAGTTGTACCGTCTGTATATAGAAAAGTAAATGTACCATCTTCATTATTTGTAATGGAAACAATTCCTCTACCATCACTTCCTTTTAAAAGCGTTAAACCTTTACAATCTTTACATTTACACATAATACATTATATTAACATCCTCCACAGCCACAGCCGCTGCAATCAGATACTGTTTGACAATAAGTTGAAGCTGCTGTTAAAATGTTTTCAGCAGTGTCAAAATCTCCACAACTAAAAGCTGATTCGATTCCATAAATAAACATTTCCATTTGGTCTACTTGTTCTTTAAGCTTAATAGTAGCAGGTGAAGAACAAGCGTTAAGAAGTTTCATCACTAAATTATCTTTACAACTGCAAAGGTTACATAAGAATAATTGGTGTTGAGTTTCGTTTGTATATACATTAGTACCGTTAGTAACAGTATAAACAATTTCGTAAATTCCATCTGGATTAGACCAAGATTGGTCTTCGAGAGCAATGAATGGTGCAGGTGTAGGAGCAGTAATGTTACCTGAGTAAACGTTTATTGTACCATTTTTTAATATGTAAGTTCCCATTACAGGAGTCCCACTAATTGTAATAGGTCCTACTGTTTGTGAATAATTTACAATATAAGTTCCTCCGTTGTTATTACCTGTTCCTGTGATTACAGCAACAATCATTGTTCCTGGTATAATACCAGTTCCTGTAAGCATTTGACCTACAGCAAAATTACCTGAAAGGTGGGTAGTATCTGTGAATAAAGTTCCTGAGATTGATCCTGTGCATATTGCACTTACTACAGCTCCTGTTGAAGGAAATACGTTTACTGCAGCATAAGTTACAGCATTTGTATTTATGTTAGGAGTACCCCATCCGCCAACGTTAGTAGTTGAAACATATACTCCTGTCAATTCTTCAATTGTAACAGTATTACATCTATTGCCTAGTGATAGAGATATTTGAGGAATTAAACTCATAGGAATAAAATTTTATCAAAGATATAAAAAAATATAGTAGCCCACCACTCGACAGCAAAATTTCGTGGCAGGCTACTGAGGGTTGGAGAATTACGCGTTAAAATCTGCTGGAGTCAATCCTAAGTTTGTAACTAAGATTTCACCTGTAGATCCTGTACCTGATAAGTTACCAGAACCGTTCAAGTTAACGTAGAATACTACATTTCCTTTTCCGCCTGCTAAATTAACAAGACCCATCATAGATTCTTCCCAAGAGATATCTAATGAAGAGTAACGTGCTGTTGCAGCTGTTACACCTCCGATACCTGGGATTTTTACATCTTGGTCACGAGGGATAGAAGGAACAGCCAATTGGTTGTTTTCTCCTTCGAAACCGTAAGACATATACTCATCCATAGCAACTTGTTGCCAAACTCCACTACCATTACGAGCTCCCATTGTAGCTGTAACTAATGCAGTAGAATCAGAGAAAGTTGCAGTGAAACGATTTGCATAGTAATCACGGAAAGTGTTTACATTAAATGGTGCAGCGATACCTGTGATACGAACTCCAAAGTTAGCAGCAGCAGCTAATACAGCTGTGATACGACGTGTAGCCGCTACAGCGTAAGTTGCAGTTGCTCCTGTAAATGGAGAATCTAATACCATACTAAGACCTGAAAGACCTGTTACTTTGTAAACTGGGCTACTTACAGCTGTACCTTCAAGACGAATATAATCACCTACAGCAACGTTACCTGGCAATGCATCTACTGTTACTGTACGAGAACCATTTACTGCTGCAAAAGTAGTAGTAGTTGTTGGTACAGCTCCTGCTGCATCACAAGTAGCTTCAAATTTCAAGTATTGATTAGCTGGCTCGTCTTTAAAGTTTTGCCATCCGTTTCTAACTAACATAGAAGCTAATTCTGCTTGAGTACCTGTTGCGTCAGTACGAACTGGTCCAGCAAATAAACTAAAAGGTTGAGAACGGTTAGCTGCATCATTATCTCTTTTACGGATTTTGATCCAGAAATCTGTGTTGCTTGCTACAGGCAAAGCTCCAGTTGTACCATTGTAACCAATAGTAGTAACTTGTTGAACTGCTGGCTTGTGCTTAGCAATTGTCATTTTAGTGTTCCCTTTAGTAAGAACAGGTGTTTTCATTAAAGGAACACCAACTCCTTTACCTTGTACAATTCGGAATTGAGCTCCATTTGCCAAAGCTGCATAAGCACTTGTTCCCAAGAAACGGTTACCCAAGTCTACTAATACTACACCACCTTTCGGTAAGTTTGCATCTGTTACAAGATCTCCAGCACTAAAAGTGGTAGTGACAGTAACATCATCAAGAATAACGCTGAATACGTTGTTAGCTTTTCTTAACATTGTTTTTAAGTTTTAATTATTATTATTGTTAATTATTCGAGCTCTTTAAACTGCTCTATGTTTTGTAATCTTTGTTCTCTAATTCTGTCTGACATTAAGCTTACAGCTATGTCAATTATAACTACGTGTGTAGACTCGTCTAACTCACAGTTACGCTGGTTAGCAGTAGTTGTTCTGTCTACTACTATATCTTTAGGATTTTTAACATATCGCATATGGTAAGTTACTATATCGAATGTTCCATCTGTAAAGATCTCATGTCTTTTGGCTGTTGCTGGAGCTGATGGCAGAATTCCTGTTACTTGTCTTGAGAATTCTGAGCGCCAAACTCTACAGTCGCCGTAATTTTTGTAAAAAGGTCTTTTATATTTACTCCAATTAAATCTTTGCATTTCTGTATGCGCGACTGGTATTACATAAGCTACGATTGGATTATTAGTTCCACATTCTTGCTTATTAATTACACACTCCTCGTATATAGTATACATGTGATCTGTCGGTAAATCAAAGAACTTCCCTGTTACATTAGTATTGACGATAACGCCAACTTGTGATGCTGAAGGAGTCAAGGAAGGAGCATCCTTTACTAATGCTCCTAATCCTTGATTTCTTATTTCAATTTCTTCAAAGCCTTTGCCTTTTCTATTGTTTAATTCGTCAAAATATTTTTTAACATACAACTGCGCGGCTTCAGTAAGAACTGAAGAATAATCAAAGTCTTCATATCCTGGAGATCCGAAACTATCCATTCTGTCTAGTTTCTCATCCAATTTATCAGCCATTTCGTTTGCAGTCATAATTAATTACGTTTTGTCAAATCAATTTTTGCTTTAATTCTAAGTTTAACCTCTTGGTTATCAGGATTAAGCAAGTACTGAATAACATCAGTCATGTCCCCTAATTCTGAACCGTTATCCAAGGTATAACGTTTTTCTCCTTTACGAATAATTGCTCCAGCTTCTACAGCTTCTTGAACAAAGATTCTTTCAGAGTATTGTGGGTGATTAACGATTTCTAAGAAATATGTAGGATTGGTATCCACTATATTCAAGACTTCATTTTTCAACCACTCGTCTGAAGCAGTAGCAGGTATAGTTCTACCTAGAGATTTAATAAATCCGATAGTAGCTTTCTTACTGTTAGTAACTTCAGCATATTTTGCCCAAGCTTGAGCTCGTACTTGTGCTTCTTCTAATTTCTTAGTAGTAACCTTACTTTCGTCTACGACCATAAACTCGTAAGTAGCTTTCAAATTTCTATCATCGTATGATGGCGAGATAAGAGATTTGTTTGCTAATAAAATCAAGTACTTTAACATATCTAAAGACTGATTTAAGTTTAATGAGATTCCTTCTTTAGTTAGAATCACACGTCCACGTCTGTCAGTTCTCCAGAAGTTGTCTTCTTGTTTTAGTGTAGGATTTAAATCTACACCTAACTCTTTTTCAAAGAACTCTTTTTGAGTCATTCCGTTAGGAAAAGACTCCATGTATTTTTGAATTTTAACTCTCTTCTGATCGTCTAAAATTACTTTAACTCCTCCTCCAAATGCTGCACTGTTAAGTGGAACTTGGAAGCTTCGTTTTGCTTTGTTGTACATGAAAGGATCTTTTTTGTTATCCTGTCCTTGTACTAATAGGGTACTCCATTTCCCTGATGATTCTACTGGTTTTATAGCTACAATTCTGTTTTGTAAGAATGAACCGTAAACCACGTCTTTTGCTGTCTGTGTTTCCATTTTTTGCTGTCTTAATTAATTCTCTTTTAAAAATGCCCCCTCGGAGTGATTAGCTCCAAGGGGATACATTTCTATAGTTATTATCTTTCTACTGAAAGACGTAAGTCTACAACTTTTGTAGGGTCTTCGATCATCAATCCACCCCATTTTTGGAAGTGTACTGAGTATCCGTCTACAGGAGATGCTACCATTTTCGGCGAACCTTTACCTGCAGGAGAGAATGGATCTCTCATACCTGGGATATAAGCCCAATTGTAATCTGGAACTCCTTTTGGTTTCACACGGTAGATACCTGCGTTATCTCCATAATCCAAAGCAAGGATACGGTGAGATTCAACAAGACCTTTTCCATCAGGGTGACGTTGTGGGAAGTATACATCATCATCGAAGAAATCAACGATCTCAACCATAATAACAACTCCATTGTACCATTCGTACACGTTCCACTGTGGTTCCATTAAACCTTTAGTGTTTTTACCACCTAAGTTTCCTGGGTCTGTGTTTGACATTAAGAATTTGTCAGAGATTACAGTGAATTTACCTGTTCCTGATTTAGCTTGGATTTGTTTCGAAATTTCGATTGCACCAAACTCTCCCGTTAACAAGTGAATAACACGTTTTCCTCTTTCAATTTTCCCAACACCCATATCTAACAACAATTCTAAATGCCAGTCAAGGTCATAAGAGTTGTAGTAGTGAACGTTAGATGGAGCGATTTGCTCAAAGAAACCTGCACCTGATTCGATAGCATATTTCGTTTTGTCATCTTTGTTCAAGTATTTGTGATCAGCTGTCCAGTTTTTCTTACCGTACATCAACATACGAGCGAACATTTCCTCACATTGGTGGTGAGCAACTAAATCTTGGTAGTTAATCCAAATTGATTCTTGCTGACCTTTGTAAGCAAATCCAAACTCTAATGGTTCGTTTTTACCTTTGTTGATTGTGTTACCTGCAACTTCATACTCCATACGTAATGTAGAAGGACGGTTTTCCATTCTCCAAGGAGAAGTAAAGTAAGGCTTAGCACCTTGGTAAGACAATGTAGAAGGAGACAAAGAGTAGAATTTAGACCAACGACTACCGATAGCTAATTCCTCAGAAGGAACAGATTTAGTAGAGTTGTCAGTTACTAATTCAACTTCAACTTTGTAACGAGAACCTGCGTCCATTGCTTTTTTAACCAACAAGTGGTAATCATCAACTTCGCCACGAAGTACGTTTGTTTCTTCAAACAAAGGTTCGTCAAAGATTAAGTAAAAACGCTCTCCGTTAGCACCTACGTTTGCTGGGAAAGTCCCTGCAGAAATAGAACGTCCGTCGATTGTTTCAGCGTCAACTAGAGGCAAGTTTTTGTCGTGTTGACCTTGCAACATCCAGTTGTAGAATCCGTTTTCTTGTTCCACCTCTTTAACAGGGAAACGATCAACGAACTCACGTAATTTACCTTGTAAATTAGTTTTGTAAATTTGTTTGATTACATTACTAATCAACTGTGGCTTTTGTTGATACAAAGCATGAAAGTGATTATCGGTAACTAAACCATTATAATCTTTAGCTTCATAACGTTGTAATGGAAGTAATTGAGCCATTTTTTTGTTTGTTATTAATTGTTAAACGAATAATTTATTATTGTGCTTTTTGTGCTCTTTCAAGCAAACTTAAAA